ATTTTAGACTGGATGATTAATAAAATGGGAAGCACTGGCCACCCATCTTTTAAATTCGATGAAGTATATTTATTATCATCTACCGCAGGACAGCAGGACGACGTGTTTAATTTTGTAGAAGATGATGAACATATTATAGACGAGTTAAGCGACGATAAAATTAGAGCAGTCTTAGATAAAAGGGAAAAAATATTTATGCAACATAAAGAAAATCCTGAAAGATACGACCAGCCCCCCAATTGCTTAGTAATTATCGACGACTTATTAACAGATAAAAATAATAAAAATATTTTCTATAGTAAGCCTATTGCAGAAATCTACTTTAAAGGTCGACACCTAGGGATTTCCTGCTGTATATTAACCCAATATCTCCGCAGTATTCCTCCGTTAATTCGTAGTAATACTGATGTCTGTATATGCTTTCGTGATTTAAGAAAAGCTAATAGAGATTGTATAATTAGTGAGTATATGTTATATAGTGATGATAAAGAAAAAGAAAAAGAAGCTAGACAATTATTAGAGGATTTAACGTCAGCCCGCTATAACGCCGTCTGCATTAATAGATATATAGGGCAGTATGCTTCCGGATTTCCAGAATATGTATTTAAAATCAAAAGTGAAGAAAAATACGACAATAAAGCATTTAAATTATATCCATTACCAAAAGATTTAAATAAAATGAATATATTTGCAGGAGCAGAGGAAGACAATAAAGAGATTGTTAATGATGGATTAAGAGGATCCAGGAAAGCATCTAAAATAGAAAAACCTAAATTAAAAATATTTATCTAATTATTTATAATGCCAAAACATTATAAGGAAATGCCAAAATTATTAAAACCTAAAGAAAGCAAGAGAAGAACAGAAGAAAAGAAGAATAAAGAAATCGTTAATAATGCTATGAGAAATGCTAAAAAAACTAAAAATAATTCTAATAAAAATTCAGGAAAGAAATTAAAGTTATATGAAGAGCATTAAAAAAACTTTAATTAATTAAAAATATTATCTATTTTTAATTAATGAATATCGTTAAAACTAATCATTTTTCAAAAATGTATAAGCTTTACGACCAATCCACTAAAACCGACGAAGAATATTTTAAACACCGCATCGACCCTAATACTCCTAACTTTGCTTTTACACGAGTAGATAATACACCAGACCAAATTAAAACAAAATATGACGGAGAAAAAGCAATATTTTCTTTAAAACAATCAGGTTTTTTAGGAAAAATGTTTATAAAACATACTTTTAGATATTTAAATAATGGGTTAGCAACAGCAGCAGCAATTGCTACTAGCCCAACTGTGGGATCTCTCTTAATAAAAAAAGCAAGACTATTACAACAGGAAAAAGAAATAGAAGAAATATCACCAGTAATTATCGACCATAGAATTAACACACAATATAACAACGAAGAATTAAATTTACAAGCCTCTATTAATGGGGAAAGTGAAGGAGTAAATCTTGTATTTTATACTCCTCTATTATTTTCTACAGGTTCTGATATTAACCATATGTTAGACCTTAAATTTTTACAAAAAATAAAATTAGAGGTAGAGTGCGAAGACTATACCACATTAGGTTTAAATGGTTCTTTACAACACGACATGGAATTATTATGTCATTATATGAACATAGACGATTATGAAGGATACGTTATGAAACATTATAAAAAGCCACAATATTTACCCATTGAAAATTCAGGAACAGTAGGAGGCTCAGACAAACAATTAGTAGGAGATGCAGTAAATAATATACGACTAGATAATAGAGAATTAATAAAATTCATCGTGTTTAGTGTATATGATAATGACACTATTTTAAAAGAGGGCATCCCTGTTGATAGTGTTTCAATATCAACTAATAATCAAGAAATATTTAAAGCTAATAATGCTTTAGAAAGTTTGTTATTCAATAATAACTATAGAGGGCTTGTATCACATAGAGTAAGCGAAACTGGTAACCCCGGTTTAGTTCAAGCTTTTTTTGATATACCAGCATATAAAAACGGTTTTACAGGTGGTTTAAATATGGATGAGATATATAAAGATTGTAATATTAGTTTTTTTGTTGATAATTCAGCGGCAGGCTCACCGGATATTAAAGCGACAGTCGGTTATTTATATTACGATATGCTTAAAATTAATACGGATGGAACAATAGAAAAAGCTGAAGTTAATAACAGTCCTTTCTTAGATGAATTCGACTATAGCACAGAACCTACTAAACCAGAACTACCTAAGAAGGAATCACCGCCAGAAAAAGTATCATTGTAATTATCTAAAGAGAATTAGTGTAATTATCTAAAGAAAATTAGTGTAATTATCTAAAGAGAATTAGTGTAATTATCTAAAGAAAATTAGTGTAAAAATTTTATTTTTTTTCTAATAATAATTAATGGAATTTGAATTATATTTTAAAGATACAGAAAATACTAAAGGAGAAAAAATTAAAGTATTAGATGAGAAAAAAACTTTAAAAGAATGGAAAGAAAAATTAAGGAATTTTAAACCTAATAAAGGATCTGCTCCTCCTGCTCCGATAGTAGGTATTAATAATGAACAAGTAAAAAGCCTTATTGATAATAATAATCAATATATAAAAAATCTTATCAATGAAAATAAAAAACAATCAGAAAGCTTTGTTAATGAAAATAAAAAACAATCAGAAAGCCTTATTGAAATTAATAATGAACAAGTAAAAGGCCTTATTGATGAAAGTGAAAGAAAAGAAAGAATGATTAAAGAATTAACTGTAAATGTTGATAAATTATCTAGCGATAATAAAAAACTATCTAATAATCAGGTTAAATTATTAAAGAGATTAGAAAAATTAGAAAGAGAACAAAAAAGCGAAATTAGCTCGGTCCCCGAATTCTAATTTAAAATCTAAGTTATTTTAATTATAATGGAAGTAATAATTAAAATGACATTAACAGAAAGTAATTATAAAAAATATTTAAAAAGCTTTAGTAAAAAATCAAGCATTAAAAGTAAGCATGCACACTTACTACCGGATATTTTAAATACAAAAAATTATCCTATTAATTATATTTGCAGCTGTGGTAGTAGTTTATATTTAAGACATTATTACGCATATTTAAGCCATATCAAAACTAAAAAACATATCACTAATAAAAAAAAATAAAATATTAAAAAAAAATTATCTAATTAATATTATATAATATGAGTGATACTATTTTAAACTCTTTAGAAAGCTCTAGTCTTCAACGCTCTGTTAATCAAATTTCCGCTACCGATCCATTCGAATATACCCTCGGTGAATCTTCTTACCCTGTGTCGGTCGAGGTGCTAAAGGTCAGTCCTGAATCTGCAGTAAAAACTGGTGGTGACCAAGTAGTTTCGGTACGTTTACCTTCCGCGGGATTCCTCGTTGATGGTGCAGTAGTCTTAAAAAATACCGTTGTAACTCCTAACCCAGCCCCCGACACTTCCTTCAATGGTCCGGGCTTATATTTCTATAATAACGTCGTTTTAAAATCCAAAGACCAGGAGCTTATGCGCGTTTTTCCTATGTGGTTACACTGGCAAGCTATAAGAAGTAAAGACCAGTCTAAATACGTAAGAGCTACAGGCCTTGATATGTTCAAAGCTAATTTTAATGGTGTTAATGGTGGCAGAGACTGTATTTTACCTTTAGGCCTTATGCCATGGGCTAAAACCTCTAAGAATGCACTGGACTTAAAATTTCTAGAAAATATTTATATGGATTTATCCGTCCGTTCCGCAGCAGGTGCCGGCGGTCCCTGTAATGGTTTTACTACTTCTACAATTACTGATATTGATACTCATCTTAAATACCATAATTTAAATAATGAGGATTATAGCAAATTTCTTTCAAATAATTACTCTCAATCAAAGAGCTTAAGTAAGATGCTTAAAAGTAATTATCAAGAAAATTTAAAAACTGTTACGGGTATAGTAGCAGGTGACTTTACCGAAACCATCCCCCTTTACTGTCCTAATTATGCAGTAGCTACTTATGTAGGCATTAGACCTACCGAAGGAGTAGGTTTAAATAGACGTGTAGGCGGTGCTACTGCATATTTGCCTGTAACTAATTGTATAATCAGAGGCAATGGTAAAAACCTTTTCACAACTAATGGAAATGCTAGAGCTCATACATTAGGTTTTGCATCTAAACATGGCACTGAAGAGCACTACGACCCCGGCCAAGAAAATTTCGCCGCTGGTAACGCTGTCTGGGATCAACAAATGGGACCCGGTCATATTTTCAAAATCGACTGGAGACTTCTTAACAATCCTTCTTTAGTAGATGATGATAAACTTGAAGGCGGTGTAAGTTTAGGAGCGGTCAGCTCTAAGGAAGCTGAAATTTCTTTTACTGTTCCCCCTGATGTCACCGGATATCAGGTAGAAATCCTTCATGAAATTGTTCAATTAGTTAACGTCAATGCCAAAAATGGGTCGGTTAGCGTCTCAACTCGCTCATAAAAATATTTATTAAAATTTATTATTAATAAAATTTAATAAATTAAGTTATTTTAAATAAAATGCTTACATTATTTGATATGAAACAAAAATAAATGACATTAAATTGATATCACAAGGTGGATAAGGCGACATATATATATATACAAGTTTAATTACAACCACATTAAAATATATGTTATAGATTCCCTTAACGTTTTTTAAGCTCGGTCAGCGTTAAACCGTGGAAGAAATAAACACTCTCTCGAGCCAGTTTATTACTTAATATTAAAAAGAAAATATATTTAAATTGTTTTAAAAAAAATCTTTTATAAGTTAATGAGTGATTATGCACGCGCAGGAATGCAACAATTTTCAGACGATAGAATTAAAACCTCTAAAAAATCAGAATTACAGAAAACAAATGAGATGTTAGACGCCAGCCCCTATGGTTTTAGAACTGAACGCTACAACGCTAACGAAGACCAGAGGAAATTTAAAAAAGATGTAGATAAAACAGAAGGTGAACCAGAAGAAATTACATTAAAAGAACAAGATAAAATAGAACAGAATTTAGAGTTAGAAAGGGCGCATCTGTTAAATAATGCATCAGAAATCAGAGGCTTAAAAATATTTGATACTGATGATAAAACAGATAGTAAAAAAATGTATAATGAACATGAAAAAATTACTATTGCAGGTATGGGCCGTAGTATTTCTAATGGAACAGGTATTTATGGTCAAGGTGGATTTTTAAGAATGAATTATATTAAATCAGAACTTAATAAACCAGCTCCAGATAATAAAGGATAAATTATTTAATATTTTTAATTTTATCTAAAAATATTTTATAATTCTTAATAATGAGTGAATCTAAAGTATATACTTTATCAGATGTGAGAATTAGTGAATCTGTAAAAACAAAAGGAGAAGATGAAAGGATTAAAGGTTTTGCATTAACAGATAAAGCTAAAGTTAGCAAAAGTGGAAAAATTTTAGTTTATAGACCTTCAAAAAGTGTATCTGGATTATCTGCAAAAATAGAAAGTAGAGCATTAGACGAAGATAAATTAAAAGCATTAATTGAAGGAATCAGAAACTCTAAAGCTAAAGTTTTTACCTTTACTTATAAAGGCTCAGATGATAAACAGAAAGGATATTTAACCACAACTTCAAAAGAGGAAGCAATAGATATTTTATTATCTGGTTTAGCAGAAGGCTACGCACAAGCTACCAGCCCTTCAAGTCATTTAAAAACTATATCAGATGTGCAAACAGAATTAAGCGAAGGAGCAGGAGGAGCAGGAGAAGAAGTAGGAGGAGCAGGAGGAGCAGGAGAAGAAGGAGCAGGAGGAGCTGAAGAAATGAAAGAAGAAGGAGTAGAAGGACAAACTTTATCAAAAATTGAACAAATGAGAGAAGCGACCAGAAAAAGTATAGAAGAACAAAGAAGAAAACTAGAAGAAGAAAAAGGAGCAGAAGACGCACCAACACCAGCAGAAGGAGGACCAGCAGTAGCACCACCAGCACCAGAAGAAGTAGGAGGAGCTGGAATGATGGAAGGAGCCGGCGCATCTGCACCAGCCGGCGCAATGGGAGCACCACCAGCACCACCAGGAGGAGCACCAATGCCAGCACCAGGAGGAGCACCAGCAGGAGGAGATTTAAGCGAAGACCAAGCAAAGAAGGCATTAAAACAAAACCCTGAAGCAGACGTTAACCCCGCTTTAATAGGTCCAGATTCTGCGGAAGAAATGAAAGGCTTAATTTATAAAGATGCTTTTAGTCTTATCTTTTCTGATAGGTCAGGTATTAGAGAGTTAGAACAATTCAAAAAATCAGATGAAAATAAAGGAGGAGAACGTAAAGCTCCGGATATATTATATCAGGAAGCAGAAGAAATTAGAGAAGGATACAAAGACCAGTTGAAGGTAGTAAAATTAGTATTTAGTGTAGCAGATGAGAAAAAATATTTATTACAACAATGGCAAGAAATGCACACATTAAAAAAAGGAGCTGTGCAAAACATTACAGCAGGTAAAAGCGCTAATCCCCTTAATAACTATGATTCTATCGGTCTTGTAGTTGATATATCTTCTTTAGGTATATCTCTTGATGATTTCTTAAACTTTGCAGAAAGAGCTGGATTATCTGCTTCTGGTGCTGATGGACCAAGTGGAGGAACTACTAAATTAAGTGGATTTAGAAAGCCTGTAGATTTAAGCGACGTAGCGCCTAAAAAAGATGATGAAGAACAAGACGTAAAACCTATGAGCGAAGAACAAGCAGAAAAAGATAAAAAAGAAAAATCAGAAGTTGTAGGAGCACCAGAATATATTACTAATAGACCAGTAAGAGGAGTAATGGTGAAAGATGGTATGAGAGTTAAAAAACACAAAGAAAAAAGAATTAAGCTTTACTTGTAATTATCTGAAGAAAATTAAAGTAATTATCTGAAGAAAATTAAAGTAATTATCTGAAGAAAATTAAAGTAATTATCTGAAGAAAATTAAAGTAAGAGAAGTAAGTAAATAATAATATAATTTAATTATTTTATATTATATTATAATATTAATGAGCGATCAATTCTGGCTAAGAACTTTAAAAGGTCTTTTTCAAGGTCATACATCAAGTGATAGTATTTTAGTTGATGATACAACTTTAACTTTAACTCCTGAAGATTTTGAAATGTTAAGAAGAAGAAATTTAGACATGATACATACTGTAAGCGGGTCATATGATGGAAGTATATTAAAGCAAAAATGGGGAGATACTAAATTTTATGTATTAGAGAATGGGCAATTGAAAGCAGTAGACACCAGCGGAATTACAATTATTAAAAGAGCTTATAACGATGGAACAGTAGGTTTAATTTTTTATGATAATAGAACTAATAGAATAGTTAACCCTGATATAGATTTTGATTCAAATATAACCCCTTCAACATACCAAGCAGGAGAATATATAATTAGACCAGCGGGAAGCAATAACGACCCGATTTTTCAAGATTTATCAATAGAAGGAGCGGTAAATATTATTGCTAATTCTTCTACTGTAAAACATCCAACACCAGAACCACCAGACACCCCCGAAGACTCACACCAGGTAAAATCATATACTACTGATCAATTAAATAAACTAGTTTTTAGATTACAAGTAGGCACAGCTTCTAGATTTTATACAGGAGAAGTAAGAGTAAGACAAATTAGGCTATCGGACGGCTCATACTTTTTAAATTTTTATGACACTGAAGGAAACGAATTATCCGCACAAAACAACAGAGCCGGAGAAGATGCACTGCAGATTCAGGATTTATATGAATCTTTAGAAGTGGATGGTAGAATCCAATATGGTGTCCATATATCTGCAGGAGGTGGGACTGGTTATGATTTTTTAGAGAGCACTTACCAAGGCGACCCAGAACCAGAACCAGAACCACCGGGCTTAGATTCTTATACATATACTACAACAACGAATAATTATAAATTATTTTTTAGAGATAGTAACGGGAACAGATACGAAGGAGACGTAGATATTCTTTACGAATTCGAGGGCGGAAGGTGGAAATTTACAGCAGTAAAAAAAGGCACTGCTGATTTTTTAACAATTACAGGAGATAATATAAACCCAATAGAAACAGACGGAGACCACCAATCATACAGCTTAGAATATGCCGATGGTGTATCTTTTATAGATGATTTTAATGAATTATATTCAGGAGACCCCCCATTTATACCACCAGCAATCCCAGATAAAAGAGACCATAAAATTATAATTCGAGACCCTAAAACGTCAGGCTGGCAATTTTTAAGAATTGAAAATTTAGACGGAACGCCATATACAGGCGGATATACGATAGAATATATCCAAAAAATGGGCGATGGTGAAGCCTCAGACGTTGTATTTTATAATATTGATGAAGCAGGAAATAAAATATATTATAAAGTAAACTTCGGAGATATGGATGGGGTAGGAGGTGAACCAATTTTTGATTCAAATGGAAACGATATCGGGAGAAAATATAGTATTCAAGCGGGACCAATAGGGCTTGAATACTGGTTAAGAGGAAATTATTCAAATAATAACGCATACCCCGACCCACCACCAGACGGACCACCAGACGGACCACCAGACGGACCACCAGACGGACCACCAGACGAACCAGCTACAGGATTTGCAAGCGATGAGCCGTTAGCTAGAATTAATGTTAATGACCATCCAGGCTTAATTTTTAGAGAAGCTATAAGCGGGGAACGTATAGAAGATGTAGATATAGAGATATTTAGTGAAGGTGATTTAGATGGTGATAATAAAACGGAAATTTATTTTAGAACACCTGATGGAAGAGAATTAACAATAGAACAAGCGCAAGGATATCACTATACAAATTATCCGGAAGATGATACACAACCTACCGGAGCTCGTGGATTAGCAGAAGGTAGAACATTATATCAAATGAGTGGAAACAATCAAACTATTGCAGATTCTTTTTTATCTGGTTTCGGTGCTAGTAAAAATATAGATTTAAAAGAGCTGAGCTTATTGCAAAAAATGCCTATAAAAGGTTTCATGATTTATAATAAAAGTAATAAAAGATATTTTAAAATTAAAAATAAAAATAGTTTGTTAAATGGATTACAAATTATAGGAATTATGAAACATAATATAGGAAAAAAAGCAGAATTTATCCCTCTTAAAGCAGAACATAACGAATTAGGAGCACCAGCAGAAGGAGGAGCACCAGCAGAAGGAGGAGCACCAGCAGAAGAGGGAGAAGAAGGATTTAGTGGAAGTTATACCAGTAGAGGAGGGGAAGAATATAAAAGAGAAGAATTTGATTTAATGTCGGCTCCTAATTTGTGTGGTGGTGGTAGTGGACATGGCAGAAGTCTTGTAGTATGTGGACCGGATGAACAAACTCCACAATTTAACGAATTTAAACACGAAGTATCAGAAAGCGAATTATTAAATTTTGAAAGAAACCGCGAGGATATGGAAAAAGAGAAAGACCCGCAATACTCAGCATTGACCTTATATGAAAGAATGAGAGATACAACAAGCGAAAAACAGTTAATGAGTATGTATGCAACTTTTAGCGGTGTTGCTTATTTAGAACAAGATAAGCGTCCGGATTTATTCGGTTTAGATTATTTAGAAGATGAAAGCAGTAATAATTTAGCAGTTTATAAAGGTAGATTAAATAAAAATATAGTTATTAGTTATCGTGGCACAAATCCTGCAAATGTGGTAGACCTATTAAGTGACAGTTTGTTATTTATGAATTTAGAAAAGCAGGCTAGTGTTAGATTTGAAAACGCTTTAAGAGAAGCAGAAAGATTATTAGACAAATACAAAGACTCTAATATATTATTAACTGGACATAGTTTAGGAGGTGCTCTTTCAGAATTCGTTATAGATGAATTAAAAGCTAATGAAAAATATAAAGATAGAAATATTAAATCAATCGTCTTCAATCCTGGTAATAGTCCTAATGCAAGAACAGAAAGAGCAGAGAAAATAGCCGAGACTATAAACGAAGTATCAGTTATAAAAGCAATAAAAGAAGGCAATCCCGATTATTTACCTATAGTAAATAATATTCAATCCAGATTAGGAATTAGTGCACAAGATGTAACAAATCCAGAAATCATGACAAGTAGAGACGAGCTACAATCTATTTTAGCTAATCATGGAGAATTATCAGAGAGTTTTAATCTTTTATCTGAGAGAATGTCAACGATTGGAACAGTAGCAGAGCGGGAAGCAGCGGCAGTTGAATGGATAGAGGCGAACGCAGCTTTAATTCCACAGACTATAGATTATGTAGCCAGTTTAGGAAATCTCATTAAAACAAAATTATATTTTGATATGATATTGAAAATTTTTGATTTCAGTAGTAATTATACAATAGACCAGGCTATTAAAGAAGAATCAGAATTAGATAAAAGATTAAGCAATAGTAAAAGGCCATATGATGAATTGTTTAAAGATAGTGATAATATAATTTTTAGATATAGTCGCGATCCATTATCTTTACAGCATTCATTTTTACAAGAAGAAGAAAAAAATAAAAGTGTTAGAACTTACCATGATGGGGAGAGCTCAATATTATGGGATGGTTTAGAGGGCACGATGCGGGAAGGTTTAGCTCAGCATTCCATTGATACTTTTATAGCTCCGGAGCATAAGGGGTTGCTAAAGAGAGAAGAGGACTGGATGACTTATTTTAGTAATATCTTTAATGATAATGTAGAATCTACAGGCGAAATATTAACAGGTTTAAAATATAAATTATCAAATTTAGAGAAGAAATATATCGAAGATAACGGCTGGTTATCATTTTTAGGCTTAAAATAGAGTATGTATGTTTTATGAACTTATGTAGGTTTTGAACCTAATATCGAGGATTTATATTAAAATAGAGTTTATATAGAGATCTTTAGAAAAAAAGGTACATACTTGCATAGTTTTTACATATCCTAATTAATGATGTATATAATGATGGATATAATAAATGATATAAACATATAACATTTATTATATTATATGACAAGAACAGGCAGAATTTATAAGATTATACATAATCAATCTAATTTAGTATATGTGGGCTCTACGTTTAATATACTTCGTCAGAGATGGGTCACACATAAAGCAAATTATAAAAAAGGAGACAAAATATCAATATATCCATATTTTAAAAAATATGGAATTGAAAATTTTAAAATGATTTTAATAAAAGAGTATCAAGTAGAAGATAGAGCACATATGGTAGCTTACGAGCAATTATGGATAAATAAATTAAAATCAATTAATAAAAGATGTGCTTTGAATTTACTTAAAAAAGAAAAAAAGAGAGAAAAGGATAGAGAATATAGAGAAAAAAATAAAGAAAAACAAAAAGAATATAGAGAAAAAAATAAAGAAAAACTAAAAGAATATGGAAAAGAATATGGAAAAGAATATTACGAAAAAAATAAAGAAAAAATTAGAGAATATAAAAAAGAATATGGAAAAGAATATTACAAAAAAAAACAAAAAGAATATAAAGCTCAAAAGAAACCTTGTAGCCAGTGCGGGAAATTATTAAGTATATCTAGTTTATCAAGACATAAAAAGGAAACTTGTAAAAAAAGGCAATTATAGAAAGTGCGGTTTTTGTGTAATGGTGTACCTTTTTGGACAAATATTAAGGATTTATATTAAAATAGAGTTTATATAGAGATTAATAGAAAAAAAGCTACACTATGTGCACTTTTTACACCTTTTATTAGGGGACCGGCCCTGGAAATATTTTAATTAAAAAAAATAAAGTTTCTTTTTTGATGGGGCACACCCGCCCGCCCGCGTTTTCATTAGAGACAAGCAACACATTTTTTATAATTTTACATATAAATTATAAAAAATCATTCTTATTTACAACTACCCGCCCGCCCGCGTTTTTAGATGAGCCGGACAAAAAATAAGCATAATTATTCAGCGCCAGTAAGTCAAAAATAAAAGGTGCAGATTTACTTAATCCGCTTTTTTCTATATAGTAATATGCGGAAACAGTATAAACGCCACTTTTTTTAATTGGAGTTGAATTACTCGCCCGCGACAAATCATAACAGATAATCAACCAGTTTTTTTATAATTTTACGTCAAAAATATAAAAAACCTTAAGGAATTTCCGGAAGTTATGCTTCTAAAAATTTATTTTCTACACCTTTATTAATAGCTAAAAAGGTGTAGAAAATAAATTTT